GGGCGAGCTAGTGCCGGCCTGGCGGGACGAGGCGGCTTGGAACAAGGCGCGACTGGCAGCGCGTAATTACGCGGCTGATCTGGGTTACAGCGACGCGGACATCGCAACTGTAACCGATCACCGGGCCGTAATGATCTTGTGGCAGGCGGCGCAATACGCCGCCATGGCCAAACAGGGCCGCCCCGTCCCGCAGCCGCAGCAGACCCGCCAGGCTACCGCCCCCGACCCGGGTCCGCATCCACTCCGACGCCGCGTGTCCGAGCAGACACGCGCCAAGCAGCGCCTCGCTCAAACCCACAGCGTCCGCGACGCGGCCGCTGTCATCCGTGGCCTTTTGTGACGAGGAACACTCACAATGCCTAAAGTGACAAACGCATTTACCAGTTACCAAGCGAAAGGAAATCGCGAGGACCTGGCGGATGCAATTTTCAATATTGACCCGGTAGACACGATCTTCCTGTCGATGTCGGAGACGCGGAGCATCAGCAACGTGATGTTCGATTGGCAGACCGAGAAGCTCCCGGCGATCAATGCGAACAACGCCCAGGTGGAAGGTTTCACCCTGGTGCGCGGTCCGTCGACGCCCACCACCCGGGTCGGCAACGTCGCCCAGATCAGCGAACGTGACGCGACCGTCTCGGGCACCCAGGAGAAGGCCGACGCGGCGGGCAAGGGCGGCGAGATGGCCCACCAGATGGCGATGGCGGGCAAAGCCCTGAAGCGCGACATGGAGACGATCCTGCTGGGGGTGCAGCCGTATAACGCGGGCGCCGATGACGTGACCGCGCGGACTACGCGCGGCCTGGAGCACTGGATCAGCACCAACGCGTTCTACGGGGCGGGCGGCGCCAACCCGGTCAGCGCCACCGCCGTGGTCACTGACGGGACCCCGCGCGCCTTTACCGAGGCGTTGCTGGGCGACGCCATCCAAGTGACCTACGACAAGGGCGGTGAGCCGGACCACCTGCTGATGGGGTCCTACATGAAGCGGGTGTTCTCGACCTTTGAAGGTCGGACCAACACGCGCGTCACGATCGACAAGGACGAGATCAGCGCCGCGGCCGACTTCTATCTCAGCGATGTCGGCGAGTTGAAAGCCTACCCGAGCCGCTACATCCGCCCGCGCACCGTGATCGGGTGGGACCCCGACTACACCAAGGTCGCCTACTACCGGAAGATGGACAAGATCGACATCGCAACGGTTGGCGACGCCGACACCAAGATGATCCTGTCCGAGTATGGCTTGCAGGTCAGCAACGAAGCCGCCCACTTTAAGATCGCCGATCTGGTCACCAGCGGTCCGATCACGCGGTCCCTGCCGCAGGTCGCGATGGCCGGCTCCGGCGAGACGACGCGCACCATCGGGGGCGTCTTCGGCCCGGCAGTGTCTGGCGAGACGGTCGCCTACAACGCTGACGGGACGCCCAAGGTGCCGCCAGGCTACGGCCCGCAGGGCTGGGATAGCGGCGGCACGCCGATGCACGCCGGACCCTATGGCGGCCAGGGGCGGATCGACCCGCGCATGGGCGGGACGGTGGACGAACGCGGCCGCCTGCGGACTGACGTGCCCGACACGCAGGACGAGGGCGGCTTCGAGGCCACGGGTGCGGTGCTCAACATGGAGGGCGCCGTGGTCGCCTCGCCGGGGTCGATGTCGCATGTGCCCTACGCGGGGATCAATCCGGGTGAAGTGCCCGGGTTCGATGACCCGACCACCACCGCTGGTGGCAGGCGGAACGGCGGCAGGCAGGGCCAGACGGGACCTGCTCCGACCGGTCAGCCCAGCAAGGAAGGCGACGCCGCGGTGAAGGCGCGTGGCGAGGCGGAGGCCAAGGTGAAGGCTGAGGCCGACAAGGCCAGGCACGAAGCGGACGCCAAGGCGAAAGAAGCAGCCGACAAGGCGAAGGCCGAGGAGAACCACAAGCCCAAGCCGCGCGGCGGCAGCAGCAACGACGGCGGCGGCTTCTGACAGAAGGGCGGCGGGCGCAAGCCCGCCGCGTTCTCCCATGGGCTTCAAGATACTCTATGACCAGTGGGGCGGGATGGTCCGCTCCATCGAGAGCTCGCCTGGCGACGATCGCGAGGTCGTCGTCACCACCACGCAGGATGCCGACCGCATCCTGCGCGCCAACAGCCGCGACGCCGACATCGACCAGAGCGGCCGGCATTTCCGCCACGTCGCGCGGGTGCCGATGGTGATCGTCCAGCAGGCCATTCGCGAGGGCTGGCACCGCGACAAGGCGAAATGGCGCGCCTGGCTGAACGATCCTGACAACCGCGCCTTCAGGATATGGCAGGGGAGGGTTTGATGGCGTTGCAGAATTACAACGACCTGCTGGAGAAGATACCGAAATGGCTTAACAAGCGGGCGCTTGACGGGATGGCGGCGGACTTCATCACGCTGACCGAGAGCGACATTCAGTCCAAGCTCCGCTCGCGCGAGATGATGATCACCGTCGAGGCGCCGGTCACCTGCGCCAGCGTCAACCTGCCGCTCGATTGGCTCGATGCCACGCGATTGTGGATTGGCGGCCAGGCCAGGGCGCTGGACTTCATCACCCCCGACGCCATGCCCGAGTTCCGGGCGCGCTACGGCGTGGCACCCGGGACGCCCACCGCCTACGGCCTGATCGACAACGTGATCGAACTGGTGCCGGTGCCTACCACCGAGTGCAGCCTGTGGATGACCTACTACGCCAAGATACCCCCGCTCGACGCCGACCACCCGACCAACTGGCTAACGGCCAGGGACATCGGCATCTACCTCTACGGCGCCCTGGTGCGCGCTTCGCCATACCTGATTGACGACGCCAGGGTGGCGACCTGGGACAAGGAATACACCGGACGCATCCAGCAGATTAACGCATCCAGCCAGGTCGCCTTGCACTCTGGCGGCCCCTTGGTGCGGCGCATGCGCGGCTACCGGCGCGGGCCGAGCTCGATCCCATGGCGGGGGGCGGCAGTATGAGTGGCACCATGCTGACCTACGGCGCATTCTCCGACTACCTCGAAAAGAGGCTGCTCGACCACGTCTTTGGAGCCGCCGCGTATACCCGCCCCACAGCCCTCTACGTGGCGCTCTACACCAGCCCGTCCTCCGACACCGCCCCGGGCACGGAACCCATCCAGGCGAACGGCTACGCCCGCGTGGTGGCGACCTTCGTGGTCGCCCCCGACCAGCCTGACGGTTCCTCCGCGATGTGGAACCCGGCCGTGCTGCAATTCCAGGTCGCCTCTGCCGCCTGGGGGGTGCTCACCCATTGCGGCATCCACGACGCCCTGACCGGGGGTAACCTGCTCGCGTCGGGTCCGCTCGCGGCGAGCAAGACGGTGGATGTCGGCGACGCGGTGCGGTTCCAGGCCAACACCCTTCTGGTCGGGTTGCAGTAGGTGGCCTACCGGGGCCGCCCTTACGGCCTGGCGGCCTATAGCTGGGGGCCATACTCGACGTGGCGCTTCCCCGATCTAGGCGTGCTGGGTCTGGGTGGGCGCTCCGGGGCCGCGGGCGCCGTGGCGATGGCGCCAGTGCTGGAGATCGTCGCCGGCCTGGGCGGGCGCTCGGGGGTCCTGGCCGGGGCTTCGCTGATGCCCATCCACATAGTCGCCGCCGGGATGGGCGGGCGCTCCGGGGTCGCGGGGCTGGCGTCCAAGGTTTTCTCGGTCACCGTCAGGCTGGGCGGCGTGTCGGGCGCCTTCGCCCGCGCCAGCGCGGACGTGGTGCTGAAGCTTGGACCGTTGACCGGCCGGAGCAGCACTCACCTCCCCCTACGTTTTTTCTGGGAGGAAGAGCCGCCCTCCGAATGTGGCGGCGAGTGGCTGCCAGGCGTGCCCTGCGATGCGGTATGGACCCCAGCCGCGGCCTGTGATGCCGTGTGGGCTGTCCCTGTCGCCTGCACGGTCACCTGGGGCGGCCAGGCCGGCGAGGACGTGCCATGGGCGCCACTACCGGCACCGCCCTACCTGTGCCCTGAACTGGAGGCGGCCGATGGCTGACACATTCACGCCCAGCCTGAACCTGTGCAAACCTGAAATAAACCAGAGCGCGCAGACATGGGGCATCAAGATCAATTCCGACCTCGATCTGTTGGACGCGCACGCGGCGGCGATGAAGGCGTTTCAGGCGGGTAACGACGCCCGCATCAACGCCCTGATCGCCGCCGCCCTCCCGCGCGGTTGCATCATCGCCTGGAGCGGTGGGGCCGGGAACATCCCGGCGGGCTGGTTGCTGTGCAACGGGGCGAACGGGACGCCCAACATGACCGATCGTTTCATTTTGGGTAACACCGGCAACCGCACCAACTGGGAGACGGGCGGGTCATTCCTGTCGCCCTTCGCCACCACCGATGCCAAGGGGTATCACGACCACGGCAGCATCACCCACGACACGACGCTGACCGCCGCCCAGATGCCGTCGCACTACCACACCGGCGTCACCGACGCGCAGGGCGATCACAATCACAACATCCTCAACGCGTGGGGCGCGAATGGCGGCCCGGCAAACGTGGCGGTGGGTGGCGGGTTCTACACCGGCAACGGCATCGGAACCAGCATCAACGGTGCCCACCAACATAATTTCTACACCACCTACCAGGGCGCCGATCAGCCGCATCACCACGCCATCACTGCGGAGGGCAATCACTCCCACACCGTCAGCGTCACCGTGACGCCGCCATACTTCTCCCTGGCCTATCTGATGAGGGCATAACGATGGCGACCCTCACCCCCGTCCTGGGACTGTCAAAGCCTGTTGTCGGTGCCGACGATGATGTCTGGGGAAATATGTGGAACGGGAACGCCGACATCCTCGACACGCTGGTCAAGCCGATCGACCTGGCGCCCTACCTGCTGAAAGCGGGCGGGACGATGACCGGTGACATCGTGCTGAAGGGCAACGCCCTGGCGGCGCTCAACCCGGTCCCGTTGCAGCAGATGAATGCCGCCATCGCGGCGATCCCCACCGGGGTGACCCAGGCTTACGTGGACACCGCCGACAATTTGCGGGTGCTCAAAGCTGGCGACACGATGACGAACCAGCTACAGATCACCGCTCCCGCCAATGCGTCCAGCGTCGGCCAGAACCTGCTGCTGAACGGCAGCATATCCCCCACCATTCGCTTCCACGACGGCACCAATCCCGCGTTCGGGTTTCTCTATTATTCCGGCAGTATGTGGCTGTGCAGTTTTACTACTCCCGCCGGAACGGGTGAGAACGACATCTGCTTCTTTTCCACGTCATTGATCGAGTTCCGCAAGAACCTGTCGATGGCGAACAACCGCATTCGGCAGGTTGGCGCCCCACTCAGCGGGGACGAGGCAACCAATAAGACCTACGTCGATGGTCTGGCGTCCACGTCCCTGCCGATCGTGAACGGCACGGCGGCGATCGGCACCGGCACCACCTGGGCCAGGGCCGACCATATCCACGGATCGGACCCGACCAAGCTGTCCGATGCACCCAACGACGGCGCCTACTACGCCCGCAGGAACCTCGCCTGGGCGGTGGCGCCGGGGGCGGCGATATCCACTGACGCGCCCAGCGACGGCACCGCCTACGGACGCCTGAACGCGGCGTGGCAGAAGACGCCTTGGTTCACCGCCAAGGGCAACGTGATGCTGGGCGCGCCCGAGCCTGCTGCCATGAGCGCGAAGGACGTCGCTCTGGGCGGGTCGATTGTTGGGTGGTATTCGACGTTCGGCAACCGCATGTCGTGGATGTATTACGATACAGCCGGGGCAACGTATCGGCGGCTGGATGCAACGAACGCTCCGACTACGATGTTGAGCGCAAGCGGTGCGTTCTCATTCCAAGGCGCGGCGGCGGGCGCCAAGGACAGTGCGGTGACGCTGAACACCCTGGCGAGCATCACCGCCAAGGGCAACCTGATGCTGGGCGGCGTTACCGAGCCTGCCAGCATGGGAACGGCAACAGCCCTTTCTGGTGGAATGACTATCGGCTGGGTCGCCACCTTTAATAACTACGGAAGCTTCATCTACTACGACACGGTCGGCGCTACGTGGCGGCGGCTGGATGCAGTCAGTGGCCCGGCCGTGTTCTCCCCCGGATACGGCAACGGCGGCTTCCTGTTCCAGGGCGCGGTGGCGGGCGCCAAGGATAGCGCGGTGGTGCTGAACCAGCTGTTCATCATCAATCAGTATGGGTCGATTGGTGTTGGCAACTCCGCGCTGCCCGGTGATGGCGGCAACGGGTTGGTGTCGGCGACCAACCTCATCGTGAACAACGCGATGGCGATCAATATGTATTTCAGCAGCAACGGCAATACGTGGCGGTATCGCAACAACGGATCGGCGGGCATGATCCACATGGACACGTCCGTCTACCCGCAGATCAATTTCTACACCGCGCCAGCCGGCACGGCGGGCGCGGTGGCGGGAATATCCAATGTGCTTTCGGTTCGCAGCGACGGGGTGGTCGTGATGCCGTGGTTCACGGCTTCCGGCGGCGCGACCGTCGCCGGTGATCTCTACGCCAATGGCCAACTATTCATCGGCTCATCCCAGCAGTGGCATCTCTACAGGGAAAGCAGCAGCGGCGACTTCATCAATATGTATATAGCGGGCAATGGCTGGTATGACCGATGGCGTGCTACGGACGGCAGGCGGGCTTGGTGCGGCAACAACGTAGAACTCATGTCGCTCGACGGTAACGGCCACCTGACTACATACGGCGGCGTATACGCCTCCTACATACAGACAATTAACTGGGTGTATTTCGCAGGCGCATCGTATTCCTACGGGGGCGTGTTCTGCGGCGGCAATCAGGCGCAGGATTTCGGGTTCTTCCGCAACACCGGCAACGGTTCAAACGACTTCCGCTATGCGGTCGATTGGCGCTGGACCTGGGCGACCAACGGCGGGCAGTTGAATTGGATGGTCGCTGGCAACTGCATGTGGGCGCAACGGACCACCGACTGGCTGTCGTGGAACGCCACCGGCCCGGTCGGCGGCATCGGACCCTACACCAACTTCTCCGACCGGCGCGGCAAGCGGGACATCGAACCGTCCCCGGTGGGGCTGCCGGAAATCCTCAAGCTGAACCCGGTGAAGTTCATTCGCGTCTACCGCCAGGATGCACTCACCGGGCGGGTGTTTCCCGATGGCCGCCCCATGCCTGATTTCGTTCCGCGCCCCGAGATCGGCTTCGTCGCCCAGGACGTGCTGGAAGCACTCCCCGACGCCGTGGTCGAGATCGAGGACTTCACCGGAGAGGGCACCGGGGCGGGGTTCGCCCTGACCTACGACACCATCACCGCCGCCCTGGTCAACGCCGTCAAAACCCTGGATGCGCGGCTGGCCGCGCTGGAGGCCATCCAATGACCGCAACCATTATCTCCACGATGGGCAATTACACGTTCGGGGCGATGACCACCCAGACCGTGTCCCGCCTGATCGCCACCCACACCCAGATCGGGCGCCTGCGGGACGCCATCGCCACCGCAAGCTCCGGCTACGAGGGCACCCCCGGAACGCAATTTGAGCTCCCCACCGGGAGCACGGCCACACCCCAGGCGGTGCCGGTCGGCGCCAACCTCTTCGGCGTGGTCCCCGACCCGG